GTAGTGACCTTCAAGCGCACCTCACCTAACGCTTCTACTTCGGGAACGTACCCTTCACAGAGGGGTCAAATCAGTACCAACATGGTTGTAGAATCTATTAGTCACGACTTCCAAGCTCAGCCTGGATTCTGGCACACTTCGTTTATTCTTGACCCTTACCCAATTAGGAGTTAGTCATGGGGAACATTCCTAACACCAATACCGCCAATTTGGTTCTGCAATCAGTTGGCAACGGATCAAACGACTCACGCTGGGGAACTTCTGGTGGCGGTTCAACGCTTCCAACTGGAACCGGCACTGGTCAAATGATTTGGTGGAATGGAACTGGTTGGGTTGTTACTGTTACCCCGACTACAGGAAGTTACCTTTACTGGAACGGAACCGCTTGGGCTAATGCTACGGCTGGCGACGCTACATCTATTCAGGGTTACCCAGTTAACGTAACGGGAATAGGAAACGGCGACGTTCTTTACTGGTCAAACGTAGGAGCAGTTCAACAATGGTTAACTGGCCCAACTCCCACAGGTGATGGTCAGATTCAATACTGGAACACTTCTCTTAGTGGTCATTGGTCGCTTTCGGCAGCCGCTACAACAACAGGTCAGGCACTTGTTTGGAATAACAGCACCCTGACATGGGGGCCAGCCAACATAACCCTTGCTGGTGACGTGACTGGTTCGGCCGGAGCAAACACCGTAGTAAACATTCAAAACTACCCAGTCAACATGACAGGCGTAGGAAACGGAGACTTGCTTTACTGGTCTAACGTTGGTACTACGCAGTGGCTTACCGGCCCTACACCAGGAACTACAGGAGATTATTATTCTTGGAATACAGGTCTTGGTGGTCACTGGGAAATCTTAACTGCTAACCCTGGTGGAGCTTTAAGCAACCGAGGTTGGACAAGCACTTCATTAGTGACATCAACTTTGCCTACATCAGTAGGAAAGATAGTTGAAGTTACTGGAATTACTGGCTTCTCGTCTTACCTCATTGGTTTTAACATAACCGCTACAAACGGTGATACAACAGGCAGAAACTTAAACGCTTACATTTATCAAGGTAGTTCTGCAGTGTCTCAACAAAGGCAATACATGGTAGGTAGCCAAACAGGGTCAACTAGCGTTTCTTACATAGCGTCTGGACTTACTTCTGGTACGAGCTACTCATTTGCAGGTTACGCTTTTCAAGGTGGATCAACCACAGGTACAGTATTATTTGCCACAATAACCGTACTCGGAATAGCATAAGGATAATCATGGGAATCAACACAACAAGCGTTTTGACTTGCGATGGATGCAATGAAACTATGACAGGCGACATGACCTTCGTAGTTCTTCAGCCTCAGTCCAACAGCGAGACACCATTCATCACAATGCCAGTCGTGGTTTGCAACGCCAAGTGCTTGCAAGAATACGCTGCAACTCTAGGAGCATAATGACAGACGTTCGACAGAACATTGTTGCTTGGGCTAAGTGGGCTGCAGCTCACCATGACAAGTTCAATTACACACAAGGCCCTACTCGCATGAACAACATTGGCAAGCCTAACTTACTGCCGGTCAACGCTGACTGCTCATCATTCGTTACCCTCTGCTACAACTGGGCTGGCGCTAATGATCCAAACGGAATGGGCTACAACCACACCGGCTACACAGGCACACTCCTATCACACGGCAAGAAGATTGCCCTCAAGGATGTAATGCCTGGCGACGTTATCGTTTACGGTGGTGGCACTGGCGAACACACAGCTCTAATTGTCGGCGTTAACGGTAGCAAAAACCCCCTCACTATTTCTCACGGACAACAGGGAGACCCTTCGTACTGCCATGTCAGTCAAGATGGTCGTCTGCCTCAAACCTACCTTCGTTTCAACACCAACGCTATTGCTGACCGCTTCATTCACACACCTCCGGCCAAGTAATGAACGCTAACTCCTGGAACTTCTGGCTAACGCTTATCTCCTCTGCCTTCTTTGTAGTCGGTGGAGTATGGAGCATTATCCGTTTGGCGCACAATGTTCTTGCTAGGTCAGTAACAGACCGACTAGAGCAAATCCACAAAGAGACCCAAACCAACGGTGGCAGTTCTTTGCGTGATGCTATTGACCGCATTGAAAAGAAGCTCGACGCTGTTACATCAGACCTTGATCGACACCTCGGATTCCACGACGCTATCGGCGACTAATTTTTACCGCAGTACCTTTCGCAGTACCAAATTAACAAACAACAAACCTGCTAAAATATATAGCACATAACACTTAGGAGACAAAGTGGCTCGCTTACCTATTGCCCAAGAAAACACTGGCCTTAATGCCATGTTCGTACCATCAACGACTTACTACCTTGCACTTTACACAACTGACCCATCAACAACTGGTGCGTCTGGTGAAGTAACCGGTGGCTCATACGCTCGTCAGGGAATTGCTTTCGGTTCTGCTTCATCAGGATCACAGGCTTCAACTAACGCACAGACCTTTACTGGTATGCCAGTTCTTTCAGGTGGAGCGCCATACTTCGGCCTTTTCTCTGCATCAACTGGTGGAACCTACCTCGGTGGTGGAACAACTACTGGACTTTCAGGCGCTATCTCAGCCGGTTCAACAGTTACATTCGCTATCGGTGCAGTAACTACATCACTGAGCTAATGGGCGGAGAACAAGAGTTCACAGCAAACGCTGTCGGAACTGTAACTCCCCCTGCTCCTGTGGAAGAGGAAACTCAGACCACAGAAGCCTAACCCAAAGGCAATCTGATGGATGCATTAAAGAACTTCGCTTATTCACTCGTAGCAACAGCACCGTCTCCTGCCACGTCTGGTACAAGTTTGGTTGTCACGGCTGGTCAGGGATCATACTTCCCTGCCACGCCGTTTGACGCAACTATCTGGCCTAGCGGAGCGCAACCAACAAACACCAACGCTGAAATCGTCAGGGTAACAAATGTCTCCACTGACACCTTCACGATTACCAGAGCGCAGTACGGAACCACAGCTCAAAGTATTGCCGTTGGCTATCAAATTGCACAGACAGTTGACGCAAACCTTCTTAACCAACTAGCACCTCTTTCGGGCGCTACGTTCACCGGTAACGTCACCGCTCCTGCACACATAGCCTCTGGTCTTACCGGCGCTACGGCTGCTTCTAGGTACGTTGGAGCAACAACTAACGGCGCACCTGTATCAGGAACGTTTGCCGTTGGTGATTTCATCATTGACCAGACCTCAACTATTTGGGTTTGTCTTGTTGCCGGTACGCCTGGTACTTGGTGGCCTCTTATTGAAGCCCACATGGTTAGTCGTTCAGCAACCGCAACCGCAACCGCAAACGAAGTAACTATTTTTACTGGCTCTACCGCTTCACAAACAATCAGCGTTATTGCCTTGCCTATTGACGGTGCAACGTGGACAATTATTAACCGTTCATCAGTTCCAGTCACCGCAGGATTTGGCGCAAGTTCAATGCTTCCACTTGGCTCTACGTCAAGCGTGACTTCACTTGTTGTACCAGTCAACGGTGCATACTCGTTCATTAACTACGCTGCTGGCCAGTGGTACATGACCGCAAGTAACAACCTTGCAAACGCTGTCGGAACTCTAACAACCGCTTCACCTACCTTCACTGGTACAATTACCGCAACTGGAACAACAATCGTCACTCAAACAGGTGGCGCTTTTGCAAACGACGACGACCAAACAATGACAATCATGGGAGCATGGATCTAAATGGCAACTACACCAGCAGTCTTATTCCGAGGCGCAGCAGCCACATCATCAACAACGCTCTACACCGTTCCAGCCTCAACCACAGCAATCGTCACCAACATCCTTGTTACCAACACCGCCGGTACGGCTGCAACATTCACCATCTCTCTAAACGGTACGGTAATAATTCCTGCTGCTTCCATAGCCGCTAACTCAACCGCTCTGTTTGACATGAAACAAGTCGTGACTACTGGACAACTGATTGCTGGATTTGCTTCTGCGGTTACAGTCAACTTCAGTCTCTCCGGCGTGTTGCTGGTCTAGTCATGGGAGTCAATGTATTCCCTGCTGCTAGCGGTGGAGTTTCATACAGTTCGCAACCACCAGCCTCAGCCTCTAGCGTTCTGCTAGACGGACAGTTGGTAACGGCATCGTCAATCACAACGAGCGTTACTGGTACTGGCGCACCCTGGCTTCTCTATGCAAACGGAGCAGGAACAACAACTATTACTATTGCCGGTACTCCATACACCGTTACTGCTGGTTCTACAGTTGGTACATCTGCGTACACAGGTAGTCAAAGCGTTGTCGTAAGTTGTTCAACAGCACCAGCAACATTAACCGCAACAACAAGCACCGCTAATCAAAGTTGGTATGCTGCTGCTTTTGGAACAAATACTTTTGTTGTTGTTGGAAATGCAAGCACTTCTATTAGTATGTACTCAACAAACGGAACAACGTGGTCAGCATCAACAATGGCAAGCACTAAAGCTTGGAACGGAATTGGCTACGGTAATGGGTATTTTATTGCAACGCAAAACTCTTACACAAATGCTATAAATTATTCTTCTAATGGGATTACTTGGACAGCTGGAACAATGCCAGCGGCAAGCGTTAATTATTGGGGGGTTGCTTATGGAAACGGTTATTTAGTTTCTGTTGGATTTACTTCTTCTGGAGGAACAAACGCTGCGTACTCAACAAACGGAACAACGTGGTCAGCATCAACACTTCCAAGTAGCGCATTTTGGTTTCCTATTGCTTTTGGAACAATTAGTTCTACACCTTATTTTGTTGCTGCTAGTGGTGGGTATGCTGCAAACTCAAACGTTGCTGCTTACTCAACCAATGGCACAACATGGACTGCTTCAACTATGCCTAGTTCTCAACAATGGATTAGCATTGCTTACGGCAACGGAACGTTTGTTGCTGTTCAAGACGGAGGCGGTTCAACGGCTGGTGCATACAGCACTAACGGAACTTCTTGGTCTGCTATGACAATGCCAGGGTTGAGTTCATTATCGTGGCAAAGCGTTACTTATGCTGGTGCATACTTTTTTGCAGTAGAAAGAAGTGGAACAAATAACGCTGCGTACAGTTCAAATGGAATTACTTGGACATTATCCATAATGCCTAATACAGGCCCCTGGTTTGCTACAACTTATGGAAATGGTTATTTAATTGCTGTTTCAAATACGGGAACACAATCTGCATACGCTTTAATTAGTTCAGCTCCAGTAGCCTACGGTATCTACAACGGCGCAACGGTTAGGGCGTAATCATGGGTCAGTCAACATTCCCAGTACCAAGCACAGGGTCATCAACTAGCACCGTTCTGCCGGTCAACGCTTCAAGCGTAATCCTCGACGGATCACTAACCTCAGCCGGAACTTACACCACAACGGTCAACGGCAACGGTGGTATTGCGTACCTCACGGCTACGGACAATGCAGCCACAATCACAGTTGGTGGAACTGCATACACAGTACCGGCAAATACTGTTGTTGCTACGACTGCGGTAGTGGGTTCAGGGGTAAGTGCAACTGTTGCTGCAAACTTTGCCACAACCGCTCCTGCCACATTTTTATCTTCAACAATGCCGGTAGCAAACGGATGGATTTCGGTTGCATACGGTTTAATTGGTGCAACTAATTACTATGTTGCCGTAGCACAAGGTTCTTCAACTGGAGCGTATTCCACCAACGGAACGACTTGGGCATCTTCAACAATGCCTGGAGCATCTCTTAACTGGGGTTCTGTAACTTATGGAAACGGTTATTTTGTTGCGGTTGCATCTGGTACTACAACTGCTGCATACAGTACTAACGGCACAACTTGGTCATCTTCTACAATGCCAGCATCTCGAAGCTGGAACTCAGTTTGTTATGGTAATGGTTACTACATTGCTGTTCCTGTAGGTTCTACTGCTTTTGCGTATTCCACTAACGGAACGACATGGACTGCTGGAACTTTGTCAACATTTCTTTATTCAGTTGTTTATGGAAATGGTTATTATGTTGGTGTTTATCAAGGTTCTTCAACAGGTGCTTACTCAACAAACGCAACCTCTTGGACAAACTCAACACTTCCTGGAGCATCTCTTTATTGGAACTCGGTTACTTTTGGTAACGGTAAGTTTGTTGCTGTTGCTGGTGGTGCAAATACAACCGCTGCTTATTCTACTAACGCTACGACTTGGGCATCTTCAACAATGCCCGGGTCTCTTGACTGGAAATCAGTAATTTACGGCAATGGTTATTATGTTGCCGTTGCGACTAGCACCTCAACAGGTGCATACTCAACTAATGGAACAACATGGACTGCCAGCACAATGCCTGGTTCTTCTCTTGCATGGTATGGAATAACATACGGCAACGGTTATTTTGTTGCTGTTGCTGGAGCATCCGGTTCGGTTGCTGCGTATTTTCAACAAGCACTAGGTATGCCTGTAAACTTCGGTATCTACAACGGACCAACAACAATCAACTAAGGAGAAATAATGTACCCAACAGAAATCCCATCAGGGGCAAAGACAGTTACAACACACGAAGGCTGGGAACTCAGTTACTCGGTGGACACAACCGCACCTTTCGCCATCAACGCATGGAACGTCACAAGCCCATACCCAACCAACGAACCGTTCTGGCACCAGCCACACGACCTCGATGGTGCAGACTGGGCAGACGAAGCCACAGCACAGGCGTTTGCTGACAAGTGGGTTGACGACAACTTCGTTACACCACCTGCACCTACAGAGTAGTGAACTGTATCCACTGCGCTGTACCAATCGTAGAACTATCTCAGGGCGAGTGGTTTCACGACGTAGAAGGCTACACACGAACCTGCCCTCAGACTTTCGCAGAACCTACTAACTAAGGAACGCCCATGCTCGGTGGAAACTACATTGGACAGGCTTACCTTGCCCAGGGTTACGCTGGCAGTACAGTAACAAATGCAACCGGAGCATTGTCGGGAGATTTCTCGGCTAGTGCTACTGGTTCTGCGTTTCTTCCTGGACAAGCTGCATTAGCAGGCTCGTTCTCTGCAAGTGCTACCGGCACGGCGTTCCTTCCTAGTACGGCTTCATTAACAAGCACCTTCTCGGCTTCTGCCGCAGGTGTCGTTGTTGCTATTGGAACCGGAAGCCTCTCAGGGTCATTCTCTGGCTCTGGTTCGGCAACTACGTTTATCCCATCGAGCGGTGCGCTTTCTAGCAACTTCTCTGCTTCTGGTGCTGGCTCGGCGTTCTTGTCGGGCAATGCTTCCCTTTCAAGCAACTTCTCAGCAAGCGCAACAGGATCAGCGTTCGTTCCAGGAAACGCCGCACTCTCAGGTGACACCACGCTTTCGGGAACTGGCTCTGCCTTCCTCTCTGCCAACGGTGCGCTCAACTCAAACTTCTCCGCAAGTGGTACGGCAAATACTTACCTACCTGCCAACGGTGCGCTATCTGGTGATACCACTCTTAGTGGCACAGGTTCAGCTGCATTGTACGCAACTGGTTCTGCCACAGCGTCATTCTCTGCCAGTGCAACTGCAACGGCCTTCTTGCCCTCAACCGGAATCCTTGCCTCAAGCTTTAACGGATCAGCCACAGGCTCGGCTGCACTTCTGGGCAACGGTTCTTTGTCCTCGGACTTTAGTTTGTCAGCAACCGGCTCTGCCTTTGCCCCTGGCACAGCAAATCTAAATGCAACATTCTCGGCAACAGCAAACGCAGTTGTTGTACCTGCTGCTGGTGGATTCCTAAACGCCTCATTCTCCGCAAGCGGTACTGCTACAACGTTCATTCCTGCAAACGCCTCACAGACCTCAACCTTCTCGGCTAGTGGTACTGGAAGCGCAGCACTCTACGCAACTGGCAGTCAGTCAGCTTCGTTCAGCGCCTCTGCTGTTGGCGCGGTTTTCTTGCCAAGTAGCGGAAGCCTCTCAGGGTCATTTAACGGTTCGGCAACAGGATTTGCTCGACTTACTGGAACCGGCTCAATAGTTGGAACTTACTCAGCCTCGGCGACTGGCGTAAATAGCCTTACCGGAACTGGTGCGCAAACCTCTACATTTTCCGCTTCTGCGGCTGGTGCAGTCATCAAGGTTGGAACAGGTAGCCTATCTACCACCTTTAGCGCTAGCGCGTCAGGAACAGCGTTTAAGGCCGGTCAAGGAGCAATCTACGCCACCTTCTCGGCAAGCGGTGTTGGTCAAGTATTCCCATTCACAGAACCAGGAAGCGTAACTGGTGACTTTAAGACCGGCGCAGTTCGCGGATCATACAAAGTCGGTAAAGTTGAGGGTGACTTTAATACCGCACAGCTTCAAGGCAAAGTAAAACCTTTAGCAGAAAGTAATACATAATGTCATACAACGTAATTGCTGGTAGCACCATACAGTTCTACACCAGCGTTCCATTCACGGCTCTTAGCGGAGCGGTTGTGAACCCAGACAAGGTTAATTTCAGCTACTCCATTCAAGGGCAGACCGAGCAGACATTTACCTGGGTTAACCCAACAGGCGACCCAACTAACACAATCAAGCAGGGCGCAGGGGGAACAGGCTATTTCTACGCCAACATCTCAACCGTTGGACAGCCTGGCACTTGGAATTGGCAATGGTATGGCTACCCATCTTCAGGCGTGGACACCACAGCCACACAGGTTGCAGCTCAGGGAACAGTCGTTGTATCTGCGAGCGACTTGTAGCGCAACCGACTTTTAATTCGATGACATTCTCGACAATTACGAGAACCACGATTGTCTAAAAACAAATTATCACCAGAATAAGAATGACCTTGAGGGCAGTGAGTTTTTTTTGCATTAATTGAAGCAAGACCTTTGCCTCGTAATGTGTTCACTTTTGAAGTAACTACTTCTAAATGACTTGGATTTACACATTGCCGAACTCGACACAAGTGATCTATTTGCATACCCTCTGGTATAAAACCGTTAATTGTTTCGTAGGCAACCCTATGGGCTAAACGCATTTTTTTGTTATGCCAAAACAATCCGTAACCGTAGTTGTTTGTTCCTCCAGTCCATAGCCAACATGAGTCGGTCTTTTGGACTTTGAGCCATAGGCGTTCGGCGGTGCTAATCTTAGACATACTGACACTCCTTTTAAGTGTTGGTCGTAGCAGGGGCAGTTAAGAGCTGCGCCCTGCTTTCATTTTAGCATAATGTCTGGTAAAGTTCTTGGTGGGCGGAGAACCCAACCGAGGAGGCATTAAATGGATTTGTCAGAGTTCTACGAAGACAAGCGCAGACCATGTTTGTTTTCAAGAGCAACAAAAGATTTAATTAAAGAAGACATTGAAAAACTAGAAGCGGCATTAGCCGAACTAGAAATCTCTGTTTCTTCTATTTCTAATTGGTTGCAAAAACGAAACGTGAAAGTTTCATGCCCGACAATTAGAAGACACCGAAAGAAGGAGTGCGACTGTGGCAAAGATGCTTGACGAGTTCGAGCGTCGTCACAAGAAGGAACACCCGACTGGTTGGGAACCATCTCTGCAATGGGATGGTAGCAAGGGAACGATTACCGCACAGCTTGACAACGAGCCTGATGACGCGGTATGGGCAACACTTATTGAGGACTGGGGATTAGACCCACGCCGAACAATGGTTGTGGATGGCTCCTTGCAGATCCGCGCATGGGATGTAGGCGACGGCGAAGGTGGCACTCGTAGGCATAAATACTACCGAGCCACAATCAAGCCACGAGAACTGACTGTGGATAGAGCAGACATTGACGCTCTATGCAAGTTAGTCGAGAAGCGCAAGCCAGCCAAGCCAGTCAAGAATGAATCCAAGCGAGCCTTTCTCGTATTGCTTTCAGACTGGCAACTTGGTAAAGGTGAGAACGGCGGAACCGAAGCGACAACGCAACGGATTATTAACGCCTGTGACAAAGCTGTGCAAAGGTTCAAAGACCTAAGCAAACTTGGTCAAGCGCCTAGCGTTGTTTACCTAATCGGATTAGGCGACCTGTCAGAAGGTTGCTCTGAGTTTTACGCTATGCAGGAATGGCAGACCGACCTTAACCGTCGAGAGCAAGAGCGCCTAGCAAGACGACTCATCCTAAGTTTCATTGACGCTTTCGTTGACCTCGGCGTACCTGTCGTGGCTACTGGAGTGCCTGGAAATCACGGTGAGAACCGCAAGAATGGCAAGGCATACACCGATTTTACAGACAACTCAGACGTATCAGTATTTGAGACGGTAGCTGAAATCATGGCTGCTAACCCTGAACGATACGGCAATGTTTCTGTGCCGATTGAACTATGCGCTGACGATTTAACAATGACCCTTGACCTTATGGGAGTGCCAGTTGCCTTTGCGCATGGACACCAATTTAGGTCAGGCACTAACTCTCAGGCTAAGGCCGAGGGATGGTGGAAGGGTCAGGCTCTAGGGCGAACAGGCGTTAGTGATGCAGAGATGCTTTGCTTCGGACACTTTCATCACTTTGTTATGAGTGAAGCCACAGGGCGCACAGTCATTCAGGCTCCGGCTATGGATGGCGGATCCAAGTGGTTTACAGGTTCATCAGGTCAGTCTTCACAGGCTGGCATGGTGACACTTTGTGTTGGTTCGCAAGTAGGGGTTCGTGGTTGGAGTGACCTGCTGATACTATAAGTGTCGCATACATTCTTACTCGAAACTTGCATTGCAAAACCCCGATACTGTCGAGAGATAGGGTCGGGGTTTTCTCTATGTGGTAAACTTTATCCCCCTATGGAACTCCACTACGTCTGCTCTCTTTGTCAATCTATTGTCATTATTCACCGAGGCGACCTAAGCAGAATTATGTTTGGCAAACTTCCAAACAAGCTCTTAGAAGCCGAGACAAAACACAAGTGCGTCAGCACACGAAAGGCAGTTGCATGAACGACATCAAAACACCTTTTCCAGGCGACATTGTCTTTGCTCACTCAAACGGTGTTGCTGGTCGTTTAATACGCTTTGGAGAGTTTCTAAGATGGCGCAAAGGCAGCCACTGGAATCACGCTTGCGTTGTTTCTCGCATTACCCAAGACGGAACGGTTTACGTTATTCAAGCTGACATTAAAGGCGTGAACGAAGCCTTGCTGGAATCAGTTGGCGAATACATAATCCTTGACCCACCTGCAAGGGTAAATCGCAACAAGATTTTAGCGTTTAGCAAAGCGCAACTAGGATCATCTTACGGACTGCTTTCAATAGGTTCAATAATCGTGGACATTATTACGCCATCGTGGTTCCCTGCTATGCGTCGTAAAAACTCATGGATTTGCTCTGCCGTAACTGGCGAGGCTCTTCGCTACGGTGGCTGGCTTTACAACTTCCCCGACATCTACACCGTCACTCCGGCGCAGCTCTTTGATGCATTGGAAAACACTCCTTAAGTACTGTACAATTACAGAACGCTGAACAAGCGATTTGAGCCTCCTCGCTCTTCTAAATCCCCTCACTGGCCTCGACTCCGGTGGGGGGATTTTTCTGTTATTGTTGCAATCAGTGTCCACATGGTGTACGATTACTAAGTCCACCAAAAGGACAAGGCCGAGGAGGGCTTATGTTGCAGACAGTAAATCAGTGCTTTGCTTGCGAACTAATAGACGTAGGCAAGTGGCAGAACTCGCATGAGTTTATGTGCTTTGAGTGCATGGATCAGTACGAGCTAACGATAGTAAAGAATGTTTATCCGCAACCGGAGGAAATGTGCAAACCACAGTTACAGAATGGAATGGCCTTGCGACTGGCGACGACCTCAAAGTTAAGGGAGAACGCGGCTACTACAAGTTCCGTTCGGCTGCACTTGATGAAGACGGAGCAGTCAAATGGATAACCGTAATAGGTGGCCCAATGCACCACTCATCATTTCGTCACTTTACAGCAGACCGTATAACTCCAAAGAAAATAGGAAGGAGGAAGAAAAGTGAAACTAATTGACACACTCACCGAACTAGATTTCGTACGCGAATCTGAGGGCGAATTTAGCAACACCTACAAAGCATCGGGCTTTGACTTACGCAGCAATGTATTTGTCAACGAATCTCTCAACGAGAGCCAAGTGCAGGTATGCCTTATGCCCCACGATCCTGACGATGAACCACTATGGGTTACGTTTAGCAAGTATTGTTCGGCAGTAGATAACCTACTCAAATTATGGACAGGGCAAAATGACTGACCTACAACAGCTACTTCAAGACAGGCTAGGTATGGATTTAACTAAGTACCTTAAGAACTGTCTGAAACAAGGACTCTCCTGTCGCAAGATAGCGGAGGCATTAAAAGACGAGACTGGTGTTCATGTCTCGAAGTCGGCGGTCTTTAACTGGATTGCTGATGTCACAGGCAGTAAATAGAATATAAACAAATAGAAGCCTGAGGAGGCACAAATGAATAGCAGTGAAATCAACGAATTGGCGGCGGCTCTTGTAGCAGCTCAAGGTGAGTTCAGTGCAGTACCGAAGGGCGCAGTCAATCCCTTCTTTAAGAGTAAGTATGCAGCTCTGCCTGATGTAGTGGCGAGTGCTAGTCCGGTGTTGTCTAAGCATGGGTTGGCAATTAGCCAGCACATCACTTACGACGAGAACGGCAACGATGCGCTTATGACCTACTTGATGCACAAGTCAGGGCAATACATTGCTTACTCAATGAAGTTGCACCTAGTCAAAGATGATCCGCAAGCGCAAGGGTCGGCGGTTACTTACGCTCGACGCTACTCATACATGAGTGTTCTTGGACTTGTTGCAGACGAGGATGACGATGGCAACCGAGCGACACAGGCACAAGCAAGGGTTATCAAGAAGCCAGCCGAACTGACACCTGGACAAGAGAAGCTGAAGGCCGCACTTGGCAAGAAGTTTAAGGAAGCCAATGACCGCAAGACTTGGGTCGAGTCAGTAGTGTTCCATGACATTAAAGGCATTGCCGAATTGACAGAAGAAGAAGTAGCACTATGCAGTATCCAACTAGCCTTAGAGGAGGCAAAAGCATGAGCAACAACAACAGCATTACGATTATCGGGAACATTGGACAAGAGCCAGAACTGCGCCACCTATCTTGGGGAGACGCTATTAGTTTCTCTGTAGGTGTCAACAAGCGCGGCTTTAACGACAAGCCAGACACGACATCATGGTTTAACTGCGTGGCAACAGGAGACTTGGCGAGCAACATTGCCAACACCCTGCACCAGGGAAACCGAGTCATTGTGACCGGCGAGTTGATCCAGCGTACTTGGGATGATAAAGATGGAAACAAGCAAAGCAAACTAGAGATTGTCATTGAAGGCGTTGGCCCAGACCTTCGATTCAATACGGCTCGACTAGAAACGCACATCTCCAAGAAGCAACCACAGCCAGTCATAGTTACTCAAGAGGACTACGCGTTCTGATGCAGGGGTTAGACGCATACGAAGCTGCGTTCATTTCAACCAATGAGGGTATGGAGTGCATCATGGAATTAAATACTCTCTACATGAAGGCTTGCAATGACGCAGCCGAAATGTTGGGGGCTGCTCTTGGGGTAAGTACGGGCGCAGCAAAGGTTATGATTCTTGGTGATAGTTTTGAGAGGCTAAAGGAAATAGCAAATAGTCTGACTGCTGTTAGGTCGGTTCTAAATGAAGCCGTTAAGGAGATGAAGTAATGCCACCAGTAAAGCTATCTATTGCCTGCATGGCCATTGTGGACTCGATTGTTGAGAACTACGGTGACATCATGCTTACAGATACTCACGCGGAGCAGATTTGTGGTGTAAAGAAGGAGATACTGGTCAAGGATCTAACTACGACTCAGCTCCTTCAGTATGCCCTTATTCACGCTCATTTAACGATTAACGACCTAGCCTCTGCCCTAGAGCAGATAAAGGCGACAAAGCCCAACAGGGAGCAACGTAGGGCAAACAAGAAGCTCATACTGCCCTCATAATCGCTTCAACCCCCCGAAGTGACTAGAACCCCTGCCGAACTCGACACCGGCAGGGGTTCTTGACTTTAGACTTGAAGTTGGTCTAGTGTCGTGGTAAGGGAAAATCCCTGCGCCAGAGGAGGCACAGATGTTTAAGTTAAGTTACCGCACCGGAAGAAAATTAGTTTGGGGAACAGCTGCGATTGTATTTATGTATGTTGATTTGACCGCAGAAGGTGGCATTAGTTTCTGGGCTACCGTTTACGGACTTGGCACAGCAGTAGTTGCAGCGACTTTTCTAGCCCTAATCAGCAAGTAGTGGAGTGGCGTAAAGACGCTGCCTGTCTAGGCTATCCGGTAAACGATTGGTTCCCTGAAACTAAAGAATTAAACCTGCAAGATGGGCCTTTATCTATTTGCGAGAAGTGTCCAGTCATTATGGAGTGTTTAGAGTACGCGTTGGTGTATGAAAACGAAGGCATTTGGGGCGGCACATTGCCAGCCGACAGAGTGCGGATCAGACGCGAACGCAATATTAGACTTATGCCTGTATTGGGCAAGCCCAGGTTCAAGCATCCGAACTGTGGAACAAACGCTGGTTATGTTTGGCTGCTTAGATACAACAAAGCCAACCCTGAAATACCTAAAGAAATCTGTAAGTTTTGTTTAGTGGCTCATCAGCTCTATAACGAAATACAACCAGATTCTACAAAAAGAACACGTCAAAGAAAAGGTCGAAGGCCAACATTGCCTATGGATAAATCTGAGTGGACTACTGGAGGAATCTTCTAGTTTGCTTTGTTACAAGCTTCTGTGATAGAACCTAACACCAAAAGCGCGAACGGCAAAAGGTGTCAGGGCAACACAGTCATTACGCCCGACAAGAGACACAAAACCAAAGACACCAGAAGTCGTGCGTCTCGGCTTCGAAAGAGGACTAGCAGTAAGTTCCAGCATTAGTTAAGATAAAAGCATGAAACTCTTGACCGAGGACAACGGAGACAACACACCGACAGACGACTACCTCGCCTTGATGGTTTTTCTTTGGAGAACAGGAACCTCGGTAAATCTAAATGTTGGTACACAAGAGCTAAGGGTGTATCCGGTTCCTGATGAACCTTTGGCTCAGTGGATTCAGAAGTGGTTTAACAAACTGATCCATTGGTTGCCTGGAGAATGTGACAGCTGCAAGCATTGGGTCTTAGAACGAACTGAGTGTTTCTGGGGCGCTCATCCTCATTTGTGCCCTACCTGCTCTATTTGGGCGGTAAGTACTTTTGAGGCAAAGGGTAAATGGCCTGAGCCTATTTGGTACGAAAGAGAGTTTGGTGTAGATGACGAGGATTAACCCAGTATCTAAGAAGCGAGCATCTCTAAACATTCTTCGACGTTCTTTTGTTAAGAAGATTCTTAATGACCGAATGATGTGCGAGGCTCGTATTCAGGGATGTACCTATATGCCTACTGACGTGCATGAGATTCTTACTCGTGGTCGAGGTGGATCAATAGTTGACGAGGATAACGTTCTAGCTCTGTGTCGAACTTGTCATCACTTTATTACTTGCGAGCCAGCGTGGGCAAAAGAAAATGGGTTTGTGGTTTCGTGGTCAGTCAACATAGAAGCCGACCTTGCTGCTGCGGAACGAGCCAGACACTCTTTTGTGTTTGGAATGGTAGGCGACACTTTTGAGGATGTTGAGTGGGATGACGATTGATCCGTTATTTGGAAAAGGCACTTGGCGCGATACCGAACTTGAGAAGGACTTTCAAGAGCGCGTTTGTCACATTGCTCGACTCTATGGTTGGCGTATATATTCAATACCTGACTCAAGGCGCGTAAGTCTTGCTGGCTATCCTGACCTAACGATGTGGAACGTTGAACAGAAAAGATTTATTTGGGCTGAATTAAAACGTGAAAAAGGCAGACTGTCGGAAAGTCAGAAAGTCGTACTTACGGAATTAGAAACGCTTGGAGTCGCAGAAATGTATGTATGGCGACCATCAGACTTTGACAGAATAATTGAACTATTGAAAGGCAAGCCATGAGCAAGAACGCTGAACGAATGATACGAGACAAGAATCGAGCCATGAATACGCTAAACGCATTAAACGAAACGCTCATCAACGACCTAGTCCGTCGAGCTTCTGTCAGGGCAACCGTTGACCAGTCACCTGACGAGGGCGCTAAGTCCAAAGGCGGCATCTCCAACCCAACGCTCAACGCCGTAGTTCGTACAATGTCTGGCAAGCGAGTGGCTGATCCCATCTATGACTCGGTCAAAGAACTGGCAGTCATGCTGTCAAACATCTCGGAACTTGCACAGCGCATTGACGAGCGAGTGGCGTTCATTACTGATACCAAATCTAGTATCAAAGAACTTGTTGTGGTCTACTGCGAAGCCTGTCAGAGAGAAGTAGCTGGAACGGTCAGCGACAGAATTAGATCCGGTTATTGCCAGGCTTGCTACCAGGCTTGGAGACGTGAGGGTATGCCAAGTCGCTACCAGTTTGAGCTGCAACGCCGTGAAGAACTAGCCGAAAGCCTTGAAAACTAAGGGTTTTAGCCTGTGGAAAAGTTTTTATAAATAATCCTAAAATTGGCTTGTGTCCACCAACTGGACACGCTATAATTTAGGTATCACCAAATGGTGAATGTCTGAGGAGGCAAAGATGAAAGCAGTAAACAAAGCAACAGTTTCAAAAGTACTTTCAGCAGCACGTCACACCAAGTCAGAAGCACAGTCAACTCGCGTACGCGGATACCGTCCTGACTCAACAGGATTCAAAACATTTACTGGTGAAAATGGCAGCGTTAAAGTTTACTTGGTTACTTCTTTGTTTTTTAACAATGAAGTTGCTCGTAACGGATTTACACTTGAGCGTTTTCTTTCATCATGGACATCTACATTGCAGAAGTCTGGTTTTGTTGTTGAAAACAATGGCGAGTTTGTTCACGTTTTGGGGCGTAACTAATGCAGTCAACAACATTACAACGCGGTGCAGAAGAGCGTAAAGTAACTCTTTACGAGAACGGTGACTCATACTTGATTACCGTAACTGTCTTGCAGTCGCTGTTTCACGAAGTTGGTCACACCGAAACGCTTTACACACCTAAGTCAGAGGCACAAGCGGAGTTCCTTTTTGGATCAGCAGTCAGGTTTCTTCAGGGCTTTCAGTACATAGTCACAGATGGGGTACTTGCCTAATGCCAAGAATAATTACTGACCTCGGAACTATGTGCATGAAGTGTAAAGAGCAGCTGACCGAGAACATTGACCGTTGCGGAGAGCCTAATTGTGAGTGCCATGAGTACCATTGGGTACATGAGCGCACCAATCAAGGCGAATGTGACTTGGACACCGAAATCCTGTAAACTGTATTAAGAGCAAATGAGGAGGCTCGCATGACCGGATTAACATTATTTGACGTACCGCCTTACCAAGCGCACTCGGAAATTAGCCTTGACGCTGCGATTTCAATGAGTGGCAAAACCAAGACATTGCGCGAACTTGTATTTGACGCACTAATAAGCAAGCCAATGACCGACGAGGAATTGTCAGTCGCTTTGGATCTTGCGCCCAACACCTGCCGACCACGACGAGTAGAACTTGTTAGAGCTGGTCGCATTGTGGAAGCTGGGAAACGACCAACCGCAAGCGGTAGAAGTGCAACCGTATGGGCGGTAACTCCGAACATTGGACAATCTTGAGAAGATACCTTGTTGCCCTAGCAGTAATGTTTACATTAGTAATTACTATTCCAGCAAACGCAGACGTACAGAAACCAGTACCGACAACTGTACAGATTGTGAAAGCAAGGGATGTACCGCCAGAGCCAGTTATACCGCCAGCAATCATGGCAAAGTGGGAAAAGGTGAACATCTGTGAGACAGGTGGCAACTGGCACACAAGGGGGCCTATCTACTCCGGTGGACTTGGAATCCTTGAAGTGAATTGGATGGCGTATGGTGGTTGGAAGTTTGGTGCGGAGTACGCAGCTACACCAGCAGAACAAGTATTTATAGCAATGAAGATTCAAGCAGACAACGGATACGCAGGTTATGTGCCAGACCAAAATGGTTGTGGTCACGGATGGTAAGGGGATTTAATGGGAAAATTACGATTACTTGATTTGTTTTGCGGAGCTGGTGGCGCTTCTATGGGATACCACAACGCAGGGTTTGAAGTTGTGGGCGTTGACATAAACAACCAGCGCAACTACCCTTTTGAGTTCCATAAGGCAGATGCCATGACTTTTCCTCTTGACGGTTTTGACGTGATTCACGCAAGCCCACCTTGTCAGGCGTACTCAATTACAAAGCACACACACGGTAAAGAACACCCAGACCTACTTGGGCCAACTCGACAACGGCTTCAGGCCAGCGGTTTGCCCTACGTCATTGAGAACGTAATTGGTGCAGAAATGCCTGGTTCTATTGTGTTGTGTGGATCGTCATTTGGTCTTACCGCAACAGATGTAGACGGAACACCGTTGGTTCTAAAGCGACATAGGCAGTTTGAAAGCAACTTACCTATTGAAGGATTCCCCTGCCGCTGTTCTTTCTACAAAGCTAAAGGCTACAAAGTGGGTGGAGTTTACGGGGGGGGGTCAACAGACCGTTTCCATGCAGAGAATGTAAGACACGGTGGTTACACGCCATCAAAAGCAGTAAGAGCAGAACTCATGGGAATTGATTGGATGAGCATTGCTAACCTTAATCAAAGTATTCCACCTGCTTACACAACATTTATTGGATTACAAATTGAAGGGATGATTCGTGACTAAATGGTACAATCTGCCGGCGCGTGAACTTATACCGCCAATGACTCAAAAGGGAATCCTTGACGAGATTGAGATAATTGAAGACCTTGTGGATCAAATGAACGAGGCAGGACAACAGGCTGCAATCTGCGAGGCAACTTACAAAGCCTTGTACGCTCAGACCCGACTAACAATTCGAGCCTTAACCAAGACTAAATTGACTGTTGACGAGGTAGAGGCTGATGCTACGGTTCAGTGCGAGGAAGCACACTTGGCTTACTTAATTGCCCAAAACAGGCTAATAACCACGCGTGAGGCGTTACGAGCTGCACAGTCCAGGCTTGACGCTTGGCGCTCATTGTCCGCAGGGTTTAGATCCGCAGGTGGTTGACAATCCGAATGTCACAGGTGTAGTGTTCAATTAGAGCTTGAGGAGGCACTAAATGTTAAAAGCAAAAGTAATAGCCAACACCAATGAAATCACTCGTGACGAGTGGCTGGAGTTGCGCAAGACAGGTATTGGCGGTTCAGACGCAAGCATCATTTTGGGTAAGAACTCGTATCAGAGCGAATACTCATTATGGGCTAACAAGCGTGGATTGACTGAGAACGACGAAGCAGGTGACGCAGCCAAGTGGGGCAATCGATTAGAGCGCACCGTTGCAGAAGCGTACGCCGAGGAAACAAACTCAGCCGTTGTTTGCTGGCCTGTAATGCTTCAGGGCGACAGACCGTTCCTGCTTGCCAACGTGGACTTCTTTATTGTTGAGCCAGATGGGTTTGCGGAGCCAGGAAAAGTCACCGACCTTGACTGGGAGCCGACCAGGATTCTTGCGATTTTGGAAATCAAGACGACTGGTATTTCAGGCAAAGGCAATGCTAAGGGCTGGGCAAACAATCAAGTACCAGAGGCTTACCTATACCAGGGTATGCACTACGCGCTTACTACGAACATCCACAACGTCGTTTTCGCCTGTTTAGTGGGTGGAGAGGGTCTAGTCATTAGGGAAATGGAATACACTCATCAACAACTCTCAGACCTGCAAGAAGCCGAGGCGTTCTTTTGGCATAAGGTAGTCAACAACATTGAGCCGGACATTGTAGGACACCAAGCCGACTTTGACACCCTGAAGGCGGTTTACCCATCATCAGAAGGTGGCGTGACGATTGAGGGTGACGACTTTATAAAGGATCTAATCTACGAATACAGAGAGGCTAAGGCTTGCCTAGACGAAGCCCAAGCCGACGTTGACTCCATCCGCGCACAGCTACTCAGAATTGTGGGTGATGCCGAGGCAGTGACACTTGACGGTGACACGCTTTACACCTACAAGTCCACAAAGGACAGGGAGTTGCTGGACACTAAAGCACTTAAAGAGCAGCTACCAGATGTGTACGCTCAATTTGCTAAACTAAGCCCAGGACACCGAACACTTAGGGTTAAGGGAGAATGATGACTGCAAGCGAAAGACAAGGGATGTTGGCCATCTGGCAAATACAACAACTTATTGACGGTCTTGTGCTGTCCGGAGTTCCACAAGAAAACATAAATGAAGCAATGAAGTATGCAAGCAACAAAACCCTTAAAGATTTTTACGCCGAAGTAGATCCATTTAACAACGGAGGAACAGCACAATGACTGAAGACTGCGAACACGGACATTGGAGCAAACCCTACCGGCAAGAGCCAGTAGAGGGAGGTGGAACAAAATGGTTTGGCAGCACATCGGCAGACGAAGCTGTGTTTAAGAAGTACATTTCATTCTTTTGCCCTGACTGTGGAATCCGCATACCGGAGAACCCATGAATCCTGAAGAACGCCAAAAACTACGAGAAAAGCACGTTAAGACTATCGAACTTTATTGCGCTGCCTGCGCTGTGGTCGGTTTTGACGGCGAATCGCTAAGCCGCAAGCAATACCCTTGCGACGTAATAAAAGTACTTGACTCTTACGACAAACAAGATGCTGACATTCTTGAGATTATTCACACTTACGACCAAGAACCTATTAGTGCAATCGTTCGCATTTGGAACCTGTTAGGTAACAGAGCATGAGCGAAGAAGACTTTGCCGAGTTCTTAGACGGTTTTAACGAGAGCAAAGAGCTACGTCGCAAGGTTGACAACATCTTCCAGGGTGCAAACGAGCGCAACTACTGTCGAACCTGTCATGGCTACCGACCTGATTACTCACGACCCTGCCTGAACTGCGGAGAGGTTGACTGATGTGGTCATGGGTACTGGCAGCAATCGGATCAACTGGCTTGTTCTTTGTTGGTGAGAAAAAAGTCAGAGGCTGGTTTATTCTCTCAATCAACGAATGTGTATGGGTGGTGTATGCCATACACACACACCAGTACGGTTTTATTGCCTACAGCGCTTTGTATCTCATTATGTATTACAAAGCAATAAGGAATTGGAAGTGAGTGCTATGTCTTATTTTATTATTGGGTTGATTTGGGCTATCGGTGTTGTTACTGGAGCGATTCTTATGCTTATTTGGGACATGATTAAATGAGTACCACATCAACAATAATTACCCTTGTCTGCATTTGGACTCTGGCGTGGATGGCTATGAAGGCATGAACTCTTGGGTAATGGTCTTGGACACTCTAATTATGACGGTTGGCATGGTCATGGTCTCAAGGAATAGACGATGACAGTCGTAGCTGGACTTGTAACGCCAGATGGGTGCTGGATAGGGGCAGACAGCCTTAGTTCCACCGATGACGGCCTAGCCTCGCTATCAGCTACGCCCAAAGTGGCTCGGTTCGGCAACTTGCTCATTGGCTTCTCAGGGTCATGGAAAGCCGGTCAACTATTCTTTGCGGTCGCAGGCAAAGCCCATAACCCAACACTTGAGCAATTACTTGAGAGCGTCAAACTACCTGACGACGTTAAGGACGAATGGGAACTACTGGCCATTGAACGTGGACACCTATACGAGATTAACTCTGACCGAGGCATGATTGAAGCCAGGAAAGACTCAGACGGCTATTGCTATGGGGCAGTGGGTTCAGGCGCAGCTCCAGCGCTTGGATCACTATTCACCGACCACGAGGATGAGGGCAGTCTGTACCAAGCACTTGAAGCCTCAGCCATGCACACGACCAACGTGAGGTCACCATTTCTGGTATTGAGCCTGTAAGCAATTTTTTTGTTGCAGGAGCCGCAGCGCTTACGTCTAATAACGATAAGTGGACAACCCCTAAAGACCTGTATGCCAAATTGCATGAAGAGTTTGGATTTGTTTTAGACGCTGCCGCATTAGAGAACTCAGCTTTGTGCGATAAATGGTTTGGGCCAAACCACCCTGACACTTCAAGACGTGATGCTTTGGTAATGGATTGGTCTAAAGATGCTGATGGCGGTGCTATTTTCTTAAACCCACCATACGGCAAGGACATGAAGCTATGGATGAGGAAAGCACACCTTGAATCTCGCGGGGGGGGGATTATTGTTTGCGTAGTTCCAGCCCGAACAGACACAGCTTGGTGGTGGGATTACTGCGTACCCCACGAGATTAGATTTATACGAGGTAGGCTTAAATACGGTGGGGGGAAACAAGCTGCACCGTTTGCTTCTGCCATCGTAATCATTCGACCTTTGTAACCACAACTACAAGCCTGTAATTACAAGCGTGTAACCAATTTATGTGGTAATCTTGATAGACTGTATTTTTACTGTCCATAACGTGAACATTTACAGAGGTGCTTTGACATGACTCAATCTTCACCTGGCGGTTTTATCCGCACCGAAGACCAAGCCATGCTCGACACACAGGCTCTTAGGTTGCGTTCAATGGGGTTGACATACCAAAAGGTTGCAGACGAATTAGGCATCTCTAAGCAGACTGCCTACAACCGTTGCTCTCGCGCCTTAGCTGCAATACCAGCAGAAGTAGTCCACGAATACCGCAGACTAGAAAACGAACGCCTTGACACGCTTCTTGAAGTAGTTATGAAGAAGGCAGTAGATCCTAACAACAAAGCGGCCATGTTCGCTATTGACAGGGCATTGGCAATCTTTGACCGCAAAGGAAAACTCAACGGAACCGACGCGCCTACAAAGAGCATTAGTATTACAATGGATGCACTTGACATGGAAATCTCGCGTCTATCTGCTGAACTAGGGGTCAATGGACATGAGCTTACAGCACGAGTTCTTAGCGAAATCAGCGACGGTGGAGATACTCCAGTCGTTGTCAATGGAGAAGCAAGCTGACCTTGCCAAAGAGCAACTCAGTTTTAGCCGTTACCGCACAAGCGCAAGACCACAGCAACTCCCACCAGAAGGCGAATGGCGCGTTTGGTTGTGCATTGCTGGTCGTGGATGGGGAAAAACGTTTGTAGGCGCAGGATGGTTATGCGAACAAGCGTTACTGCAACCCAACACAGACTGGGCGGTAGTCGCTCCAACTTTCACAGACGTTCGACGTACCTGTGTTGAAGGCCCATCAGGGATACTCAAAAGCCTTATGCCAGGCCAACTTAAGTTCTACAACCGCTCCAATGGTCAGATAACTCTGTCTAACGGATCAAAGATTCACATGATTTCAGCCGACGAACCAGACCGAGCCAGAGGGTTAAACCTCGCAGGTGCTTGGCTAGACGAGTTTGCGGCATGGAGATACGAAGAAACATGGACTGCTGGTCTTGCACCGGCGCTCCGAATTGGAAACCCACAAGTTGTTATCACGACGACACCTCGCCCGACGAAACTTATTAAAGAGTTCATAAGCCGCACAGACGGTTCAATAGTCATCACAAGAGGTAGTACGTTTGATAATGCAGCTAACCTGTCTGAGGCTGCGCTCGCTGAACTGCGAAACCGTTATGAGGGAACTCGTCTCGGAAGACAGGAACTTTATGGTGAGGTCTTATATGACACACCAGGGGCTCTATGGAGTCTTGAAATGATTGAGTCAGCTCGTATTAAAGAAGCACCTGACTTTGTGCGCGTTGTGGTCGCTATTGACCCTGCGACAACCTCCGGTGAGAACGCTGACGAAACCGGAATAGTTGTTGTTGCTAAGGGAACGGATGGTAGGGGTTATGTTCTTGCTGATCGCAGTTGTCGTGATACTCCTTCTGGGTGGGCGCACCGAGCAATAGCCGCTTACCATGAATTCAACGCTGACCGCGTGGTTGCTGAAAAGAACCAGGGCGGTGACATGGTTGAACTAACAATCCGATCCGTTGAGCCGACAATCCCATTCAAGGGCATTGTGGCTAAGGTCGGCAAACGCCTTCGTGCTGAACCGATAGCTGCGCTCTATGAGCAAGGCCGCGTATCTCACATTGGCGCTTTCGATTTACTTGAAGACCAAATGACCGGCTGGGTTCCTGACTCCGGTTACTCACCAGACCGACTTGATGCCTTAGTGCATGGGTTGGCTGAACTTGGACTTGCTACCGGCGCATCAGCCGACAGGTTCTTTGCACAACTCGCACCGTCTTGTACGGCTTGCGGTATTCCAAATGACGTAGATGCATTTAACTGTAAAGGCTGTGGGCTTGCATTACGAGAAGCAGTAGCGCAGTTGTACACTTCCGGCATAAACCCATCACACCGAGGACAATAAATGGCTCTATTCCAGCGAAAGAACAAGACTACGCTTGCTGCGGAAATTGTTGCTGAAATGCAAAAAGCAGGGATGGCTAACTCCCCTCTAGGAAACGCCGGTGGATACAACTCCGCCTACGCTGCTAACCAAATGGGAACTGCCGGTCAAGGAATCGTAACGACAGTTGGACAAGCTGTGCCAATGCCTCGCCCTGGATTTGTAGAAGGTGGCGGTGGCTTCGGAGCAATGCTCGGCCCAGCTGCACCACTACTCCCTGCACCTATTGACGTTGTCCTTGACGACTCAGGTCGCGCTCTACCTCGTAAGTACGAGTATCAGACCGCAATCAACCTCAACATCACACAGACAGAGGTTCCGTTCCAAGTGCTTCACTCACTTGTTGAGCAATGCGACATCATTCACCGCGCCATTGAAATCCGCGTGGGTGACATCATTAAGCAAGAAGGCGCTTGGACTCTATCGGATCAAGCCATTGCGACAATTATGCAAGAAGAGAGTTGCTCACACGCAAAGGCAGCTCTACTAGGTCGCGAGCGTTACGGCGCTGAGATTAACCGCCTGCGTGACTTCTGGGAAAACCCATACGTTGCTTCTGACCGCTCGTTCTCTGAATGGCTAACAGAATCTCTATGGCAGGTCTTCACTTATGACCAGTGGTGTGTCTACCCTCGCTACAACTTCAAGGGCAACGTGCTGGGCTTTGATGTAATCGACGCTCCGACCATCAAGATTCTCCTTGACAACCGAGGCGACATTCCTCACCCACCACAGCCTGCCTACCAACAAGTCTTATGGGGCTTTCCTCGCGGTGAGTTCATCGCTTCACCAGATGCAGACGGCGAGTTCTACGCTGGCTCAGGTCGCAACAAAGAGTTCCTCACAGACCAACTGTCAGTCTTTGTTAAGAACCGTCGCACATGGTCGCCATACGGGTACAGTCCAGTAGAAGAGGCAATCCCAGCCGCTTCGCTTTACTTGAACCGCCAAGTATGGATGAACTCTGAATACCAGAACGGCTCAATGCCAATGACGTTTATGAAGACTAACTCTCAGGAGTTGGACATTCACAAGCTGGCAGAGTTTGAGCGTATTCTCAATGGTCGCCTAACAGGCAACACAGCAGAGCGTCACCGCATCAAGGTATTGCCAGACGGGTTTGATCCTGTTGCAATGCCAGAGATGGCTGACCGCTTTAAGTCAGACTACGACGAATACATCATCAAGCGCGTTGCATCTATCTTCGGTGTATCCCCAGCAGCTCTTGGAGTTGTAACTAAGGCCGGACTTGGTGGCGGTAAGGGCGCACAAGAAGGCGAAGCAGAAGCAACAGAGTCAGTCTCAACTAAGCCAATGGAAGACTATGTAGTCTCCGTTATTAACTCTCTCTCACGCCGCTACCTCAATGCAGACAAGAACGTCACATTTGTTCTTAATGACCGCAAGGGCGCACGCGAAGACCTAGAACGCTCTAAGGCATTACAGACAGCGTTGTTCTCAGGTCAGAAGACACTCAACGACGTACAGGGCGAACTCGGTCAGAACCTCTACGACATGGCTGAGGCCGACGAGCCTTTCATTGTCGCTGGTAATGCAATCCAGTTCCTCAAGGGAATGTTGTCAGTTGACACATCAGGCGAAACAGTATCTCAAGCAGAGACAGCCGTTGAAGCCAACAAGCCAGCCGATGCACAGCCACCTAAGCAGTCACCAGTAGGGCTAGACATCCCTGCCGTTGGCGCACCTGCGGATCAGAAGTCAGCAATTAGCGAAGAGCTGAAGGACTTTGGTCGTTTCGTCAAGTCACGCCACAAGCGCGGCAACTGGAGAGCGTTTGACTTTACCGTATTTGACGCAGAACTTGCTGACAACCTCAACGAGCAGGCTTACTTCATTGTCAAGGGCGCAACACCAATGCCTGACAATATCTACGAGTGGGCATCTGACATTGTGAACAGCGAGATAACTGATACCCCAAAAGGTTTAGTTACTAAACGACAGGTTCACGAATTGCCAAGCTACCCAGAGGTGGAGGCAGTGTCAAAGAAGCACTCTAAGGCTATGCGTATTGCACTTGCAACAGGAGTTGTCGGAGTAGGCGCAGCAATCTCACAGGCACTACGAGCAATCCCTAAGCCGCTTGAAGACGCAGAACACATGAGGGCAGTTGCTCATGGCGCTGTCAGAAGCAACGTCTCAGTTAAAAATACAAAAGCCGTAAACGTTCTAAAAGACATTTACACAGCCGGTGGCAAAGCCGGAGGTAAAGACGCAGCTCGCGTAGTTCGCTCAGACGCAGTGTTGGCAGGTAGAGGGTTACAATCCCTTCTTGACAAGGCTGGCATCACGATTCAAGGTATTACGCAGACAACAATGACCCGAATCTCAGACTCATTACTCATAGGCATTAGCGAGGGAATGAGTGCTAGAGACATCGGCACTGCGATTGACTTAATTATTAACGATCAAACTCGCGCAGACATTATTGCTGTTACAGAAACAAACCGTGCCTACAACGCCTCGGCAGTAGATACGTATCAGTCGGCTGGCATTGAACAGTTTGATTGGTTAGCCTATGACGGTGCTTGCGATGAATGTTCTGCACAAGAAGACGCTAATCCTCACGACATTACAGACGACTACCCACCAGAACACCCTTCTTGCCGTTGCTCAGTAGCGGCTGTATTGCCAGATACGACAACAGACACATCTACCGATTCAGGAGAATAACAACATGGCCCAAGACATTACCTATGCGTACTTCGGCAACCTAACAGCAAAACGTGGCGAAGATGGCTACATCCGAGTGAAGGGTCTTGCAACAGACGCAACACTCGACCTCGACGAGCAAATCTGCGACCCAGAATGGCTTAAAGAAGCGATGCCAGAGTGGTTTAAGATTGGAAACATCCGCGAGATGCACCAGTCAAAAGCAATTGGTAAGGCTATGGAGATGGAGCAGTCGGGTACAGGGTACGTTGTTGAGGCCAAGATTGTTGACTCAGAAGCCGCTCGCCTTGTTGAAGAGGGTATCTACACCGGATTCAGCGTTGGCATCAAATCAGCTCGCATTGAGAAGTCAGCAGAAGCACCAGGCGGAATGATCCGCTCAGGCAAAATTGTTGAGGTGTCACTCGTTGACCGCCCAGCAAACCCATCATGCGTTATCGAACTTGCTAAATCAGTCAAGGGCGAATTAGTGAAAGGCTCTGCAATGGCAGACATAGAAAAAGATGCCATCGACACAGAGGCAATCATGACCGAACCAAACGGCGCACCAGAAGAACTATACGAGCGCATCCAAGCTTGTACTCACTGTGACGGAACTGGTAAGAAGACCAACACCGCCAGCGAAGAGTTCGACACACCATGCGACGTATGTGCTGGAACCGGCGAACAGCCAGACGGTATGCTTGAAAACATTTTGCAGAACTCACCATCTATTCCTGAGACTATGGAAAACCGTGACATGAAGTCAGCCGACGCAGAGGCAGAAGTTGTTGCCGCAGACGAAGAGGTTGCCGTTGAGGAATCAGCTGCAAAGACCGTAGGCGCACTAAAGGCTGCTATTGAAGCAAGCCTTACAAAGGCCGCTGACAGCAAGGCGCACGACCCAGCAGACCTCAAGGCCGTGCGTGACAGCATGATTGCACTCATCAAGTCTGAACTAGACGAAATGCTCGCAGGCAACGAAAACGAAGTATGCGATGTAACAGACCTTCTTTGCGCACTATCCATTTTCTTGGAATGGTGGACAGGGGAAGCATCAGAGAATGAAACAGAAGAACCATTCACCGATTGGGAAATGGGCGAAACGTCAGGAGACGACACAATGGCTTACATGGGATTAGGCGTATCAGCCGACCTTATTAAATCAGCATCAGCAGAAGACGCAACACCTGAAACAAAGGATGAGTTGCGCTCAGAGATCGTCAAGGCTTTAGGTCTTGAAGAAACCATCACAACAAAGGCAGCATTGGACGAAGCAAAAGAGGAAATCAATCTCCTAAAGGCAGCGTTGGATGAAGTGCGTGAGATGGCAGTACCTGGTGGCCCAGCTATCAGAGCAACAAGAGAACAGACTTCTAAGTCTGCTCAGGTTATCGCCGCAGAAGTAGAGGCAATCCGCCTCCGCGAAATGGCGAACAAAATGACCAGCCCAGAATTGCGTAATCAGTACCTAGCCGAAGCAGCACGCTACGACGCTAAGTCTAAGCAGTTCTAACTAACCATCTAACAGAAAGGGATTGAGACATGGCACTAGCCGCTCCTTCCATTGACGACCTATTTGGCGGACTTCCTGCCGAACAGCGCGTTGAGCGTTTCGAGGCATACAAGTCAGCCTTGAGCGCAGTACACACAAACACATTGACTGCTCACCGTCGCGGTGAACTTTCATTCAGCCCATCAACCGGAATCACTAAGACTGCCTCTGCTGCAACACGCACAGAAGAGGCTCTTACTGACCTCTCTAAAGTTGTTTCAGGCGACCAGCTTGCAGCAGTTACATCTGCTCTTGCAGGGATCCAGGACGTAAGCAAGAACATCACCCTTACATCACCACTTAACAACACCATCTCAGGTATTTCAGGTCTCGTACCTTACGACCTTGACCCAGTACTTTCATTGCTTATCCCGAAGGAACTTTACCTTCGCAACAGCACTGCTCGTATCAAGGCACAAGGACAGGCACTTGAATTCCGTCGTATCACCGGTCTTTCTAACGCCGGTGTTGGTGGAGTAGCGAACCTAAGTTCATTCTTCAACTCGAACTCAGCTTCAACTTCATTCAACGGTGTTACTCTTAACCGCCCAACACAGATCACCTACGCAGCTGACAAGATTGTCAAGTCTTTCGTAGAACAAGGTTTGTCAGACAGCGTTGCACTACAAGCAGAGTTTGCAGGACAGGGTTACACGGATCTCCGTCAGCTCTCACACACGAGCCTCATCTGGTCGCACTTCCTCGCAGAAGAGCGCAACATGATGAACTCTTGTTCAACTGCTCTAAGCACAACCGGACTTACGTTCACTGCTGCTGCTGACGCAACTGGAACAGGAATCACAGTAGGAACTTCAGGAACAACTGTTCAGGTGACACTCTCATCTGCATACGGTGAAACTGCTCCTCTTGCTGCTGGAACAATCACAACTGTCTCAGGACAGGGTGTTAAGGTCACATTCACAGGAACTATTCCTGCTGGCTGTGTTGGAATTAACATCTACGCTACAACAACAACACCTGCTGTATTCAAGGCATCTACACCAAGCACCGCTTCTGGCGTTACTGGTCTTGCTTTTGCGTCATCATCTGCTGCTGCTTCTGGCGACAACTCATACAACACATACGCTGCTGGCGCTAACTCAGGTACAGGATACGACGGATTCGTCAACACATTCCTTACACTTGGTGGATACCAGTCTGCGTTGAACAACACTGTTGCGTCACAGTCAACTGCTGATGACTTCCTACAGGCTGCTTTCGTAAGTCTCTTCAACTCAACAATGGGCGACCCAGACGTAGTCATCACGACTGCTGCTGTACGACGCGCACTTGCTAAGGCGATTCAGACAAGCGCAAGCACATCTTCATACCGTCTTAACTACGAAACTGGCAAGGACGGCATCGTTCTTGGTTCACTCGTACAGGCTGTACAGAACCAGGCAACTGGCAAGATGGTTGACCTTGTAACACACCGTTTCGCACCGGCTGGTGTTGCTTTGATTCACACAAAGCAGCTTCCATTCCCAGACTCAGGCGTGGCACAGACAGTAGAAGCACACAACGTTGTTGACAGCATGATCATTGAGTGGCCACAAATTGGTTTCTCATACGACATCTCAAGCTACACATACGGCGCGCTTGCGTTCCGTGCGCCAGCTTGGTCAGGCATCGTAACCGGAATCACTGGTTGATTCTGTTAAATCGCTAGGTGCTTGCATCTAGCCATTGAGGTTGAGCGGTGCAGGGAGTTCCCCTTCTCCCTGCGCTGCTCCCTCTCATTCGCTAAGGGAGAATAAAATGAGACTTGTCGGTTCCGATAATGGTCTTAAAGAAATACAAGTTAACGAAGGCAAGGTCATTCCTCGACAAAAGGATGGCACATTCCACGTTGACGGAGGTACTGCCAAGTCTCTCGTTAAGTCAGGAGACTTTGCTGTGGCTGGAATTAACTTTAGAAACGCTAGTGGTTACAGGTGCGACGCTTGTAACTTTGTCAGCCTGTACCGCGACAAGTGCGGTAAGTGTGGTTGCACCGAACTCACCCCAGAAGAGGAATAAATGTCAATCGTAGCCCCATTTGTTTACTCCGGTGGAATGGTCGAACCATACGTCTCACTCTCTGAGGTCAAGTTCAGTCCTACGGCTTCTGCCATTGACTTTACTAACCTTATTGAAAACGCTTCACAGGCAGTACAAGACCGCGCACTATCTGAGCTAATTGTTCGTGCATCGTCTAAGGCTGACAGCTACACAATGGGAGTCTACGGATCACTATGCGCCACCTCTAACACAGAGAATGGTCGCTACTACATGAACCGTGCAGGGCAGATTGTTATCAACCCCTACTTCACACCTATCCTTGCTGTGCAGTCGTTCTCGGCTGGATGGGGGCCAGGTGACGGACTACAGCCAATTACTCTCTCTACGTCTAACTGCGCCATTGAGCGCACACAGTTCATCATTACTAGCCAATCCACTATGGGTCTTTACTTTGGCAACCTCGGTATTGTTGGCGGCAATATGCAGTCCGGTACAGAAATCTTCTGCCAATGGACTTATGTAAACGGCTGGGCTAATTCTTTTACCAACGCAACGTCAAACGCTGGCGCTACAACTATCAGCGTAAACAACGTAACTGGAATCTTCCCAGGGCAAAACCTAACTATCTGGGATGGCCAAAAGGATGAGTACGTTCAGGTTTCCCCTTCATGGGTTCCAGGTGTAACCACTTTGACATTTACAAACCCATTGAAGTACGCACACGGATCAGGTGTAAACATCTCAGCTCTACCTGCTTCTGTAAAGCAAGCGGTAATTCACTTTGTTGTTGCTCTAATAAAGGAGCGCGGTCAGGGTGGTCTTGTCCTAAACGAAATAGGCGAGCCAACAGCAGTGTCATCAAGCACCGAAAGTTCGGCAACGGATGAAATGCAGGGTTTCAAACTTCTAGATGGCTTTAAGTCAATTTGGAGCCGTGCATAATGTCACGCGCCACAGTACGAGCCGCTATTGCTTCGTACTTGACAAACGCTGGTGTTACCAACTTGTCAAGCGTCAAGCAGTTCCCAGCAAAACTAACACCAGAGGGCGACTTCTTTGAGGGTGAAGACCCAGGACACAGTTCTGGCGCAATCATCTTTCTTTACATTGAGAACCAAGCAGAGAACCGTATTGCTTTAGGTGGCCCTCATCATGGTCGCAAAGTTATTGACTACTCGTTCATTCTCGACTGCTACCTACGCTCTACGCACGCTAAGTCAGAAGACGCAGGGTTTGACAACGAAGAGTTCTTAGATTCTTTGGTTACCGCAATCCGCGCAGACCGTAACGCTGGCGCACCTAACATCATTTTTCAATGGGGAGAAGGCGCAAACGGCGCAGCTGGTGGGCCAGACATTGACATCACTTCTTATTACCCACGCCAAATTAACGGCAAAGCATCAGCAACGCAAGTGACTTCGGTTGTCCGAGTTCACGTTGTTGAAATTATAGATTCTTGACAATTAGGAGCATTATGGCTAACTACACATACACAGACGCAACTGCCAGGGTGTACCCTGACATTGAACACAACGGATCTACACTCGAAGCTCTACCAGGTCAAATCTATGCACTAGACGCTGACCCTGGTGATGGTCGTTGGGAATCAACCCAAGCCAAGCCAAAAGCCCCTGTAACACCGCCAGAAGCCCCTGTAGAGGCCGACAGCACAGAATCAGAATCAACCCCAACCACTAACTAAGGAGCGCCTCAGATGGCCTTTTTATCCGCCAATAGCTATATGGGTCTTGTCGTTGAAGCGACACGAGGAACCCTACCTACAGGAGGAACACCGGTTTACATTCCGGTAACGTCTCCACAGGTAACGCCAATGCAGACATTCCTGCGTGACGAAGCGTTCCGAGGCTCACCAACTGTCGTTTACGACCAAGTTCAGGGTGTACGTCACGACGAGTACGACGCTAAGTTCTACCTCTTTGCTGACACATTCGGCACACTTGCTAAGTCAATTCTTGGTGGCACTGACACTGTAACTGGCTCAACCTATTACACGCACAACATCAAGCTTCTTAACAACGCCGCTATCGGTTCACAGCCACAGTCATACTCAATCTTTGACTTTGACGGTGCTAACCAATTCGTCATGACAGGCGCACAGGCTGACAGCCTTGCAATTACCTTCGGTGCAGAAGCAGCAGCAGACGCAACAGTTAAGTTCATGGCTAACCCATACACTTCATACACAAGCGCACCTGCTCCGTTCACAAGCCTTTCATTGTCAACTGAACACCTTATTCCTGCTTGGGATACTGTTATCACAGTGAGCGGAATCAACTCAGGCGCAGCTCTTACCTACATTCAGACTGGTGAATTGACCCTTGCTCGCAAGACTGCACCTATCTTCACAATGGGTACACAGGCTCCGCTTGTTAACTTTGCTGGCCCTATCGAAGTATCAGGTAAGTTCACAGCCGTTGTAAACACAAACGCAGACGCTTGGTCAACTGGATCATCAGCCGAGGCGCTTACACGCTCACCACAGGTAGTCACAATTACTATGACTGACCCTAACGACATAACATCAGGAACAAATCACAGCATTGCTTTCACAATGACTTCTGTTCAGTTCCACGATGTAAAGCGCACACGCGGCAAGGAATACACCGAAGTAGAATTGTCATTCACTGCAAACGCAAACGCAACCGACGCTACGACTGGTTACTCACCTGTCTCGGCTACGATTGTAAACGCCACCGCAACTCCATACTAAATAACCCAAAGGGGATGAAATGCCAGCAGTAAACCTTCCAAACAATCAGTCAGCCATCTTGTATTCGCGTGACGAAATCTCCGAGCGTACAGCTCGCAGTATCTCTCGTGCGTACATGAAGGCGGCTGGTTCGGCAGCGAAACTAACTAACCTCGGATTTGATGAGGCTAAGCCTGAAACATGGACTGTCTTTGCTGACATTTCAGATGAGGACAGAGATGCTCTCGATGGCTACCAGGCTGCACTTATTGTTGGTCTAGTCAAGTCATGGTCATACGGCGATTTGCCTACTAACGACTCTGCGCTCGACCTGCCTAAGCCTGTCTTTGAGGCATTGGCTGAGGCTTGCGCTACTGAGTTCAACAGCACAACGGACTTCTCGCCAGACATTGACCCAAAAGCCCCTACCGCCGACTAGCGCGGCTGGAGGCATCACTCAGAGGTAGAGACTCTGATGTTGACATAGAGGTTGTAAATCTTTTTCGTGAGTACCAGTTTCGCAAGACATTTGGTGGATCACACGAAGACTTCATGAATCAACCACGACAAATTACAGACTGGCTTACCGCCATTGACAACACTATGAACGAGGTTCAGCGTGGCTGAGATTATTATTTCAGGCATTAGCGATTTTGACAAGGCTCTAAAAGCAGACATTGCCAAAGCAGACGCAGCAGCTCAAAACATAGTGGTAAAGGGCGCACTTATTATTGAGCGCAAAGCCAAAGAAGAGTTCCGCGCTCGACCTTCAGGGTCACAAACAGTTTCTAAGTCTGGTCGTGTTTATTACAAAGGCGCTCCTAAATACCCTGCTGTACCACCTAAGCCGACACAACGCTCAGGAAACCTTCGCAACTCAATCAAAACTCAACAGGTCAAATCTTTGGGTCTAGGTCGCTGGCAATCAGACACCGGCCCATCAGTTAAATACGCAGGATTTGTTGAGTACGGAACATCAAGGTCGCGTGAGTTTCCTTACATGACCCCAGGCGTAAAGAATAGCAACGAAGAAATCAACCGAATCGCTCAGGAGGAGTGGCGTTTAGCCCAAGAATAATGGCACTACTACCTCCTGTTATAGCAACACTCATAGCTGATACCAAAGAATACCAAGCCAAGATGACCGAAGCGCAAGCCAAGATGGCTGCGTTTGGTAAAGAAACAATGTCAACTAGCGAGAAGATGAAGGCCTTTGGGTCTAAGGCTGCCTCTGCTGTTATTGGTGTTGGCGCTGCACTTGGTGTTTATGCAGTTCACGAAGCGTACAAGTTTCAAGAAGCGCTAGACAAAGTTCAAAATCAGGCTGGTCTTACTGTCAAACAGACAGAAGAACTTGGTAAGTCAATTCAAAAAATCTCCAACGTAACAGGCGTTACTAATGAGAAACTTCTTGAGGCTTCACTTATTACAAAACAAGCAGGACTCAGCGCGGCTGCTGCAACCGACTTATTAACTGCCTCTGCTAAAGCATCAGTCATAACCAACTCTTCGGTTGTTGATGTTACAAAAGCAATAGTCGCAGCTCAGACTTTGCAGATTACTAAGGGCATGGAAATTGCCGACCTTACAGGAGTTCTGGTCAAAGGATCATACGCTTTTGTAGGTGGACTCCAAGCCGAAGAAGCAATGCTCTCTGGCAAGATTGGTGTATCACTTGCCAAGTACGGACTTGGACTCAAGGCCATTATCCCACTTGGTGCAGAGTTTGCAAAGATTGGACTTCCTACAAAGTCTATTGTTGCGTTCACTAAGTCTCTTGGACTTATTACTGCTCCTATTAAAGACGCTAAGGGTAACTTTACCGCGTACGCAAAGTCTCTAACAAGTCTTGGACTAGATCAAGAAAAACTTGCTTCATCTATGCGCTCTGGCGACATTGTTGGTTTGTTTACTCAAATCAAATCCGCAGCAGGTGGCAACGCTTCCAAAGAAGGAATACTTGCCTCGGCTGTATTCGGCACTGCTGGGTCAGGCGCGGCTCTTGCAATTCTAAAAGACTATAACGCATACCTTAAAGAATCTAAAAACCTATCTGGTGCTGGTGCTGGAACTCTTGGCACAGGGTTCTCTGAAGCACTAAAGCAAATTGGCCCTCAACTAAATGTTGTAAAGTCTAACTTTAATAACTTAATGATTAACGCAGGTAAATTACTTCTCCCTACTGTTGCAAAGATTGCTAGTTGGGCAAGTGGTTTTGCTTCAGAACTTAACAAGAACAAAGCACTAAGGGATGTTCTAGGTGTTGGCGCAGGAGCCGCATTTGGACTTGCAGTTGCAACTAAAATACAAAAGGGTATTCAGTCAATCATGGGGCTATTTGGCAAAGGCGCACAAGTTGCTGCTACAAATGCCAACACCGCAGCTCTCGAAGCCAACACTATCGCTCTAGGTGGTAAGGCAGCAGGTGTGGGTGCGCTTGCCTCTGGCGCTAGTTTTGCTAAAAATGCTTCTAAGTTTGTTCCTGCCGTTGCGATAAGTGCAGCCGCCGTTGCAGCATTAGAATACTTTGGATCACGTGGCCCTAAAACCACATCTTCTTACGGCAGAGTGGAATCCTATCTCCAAAAGCCCTCTGGCAAAACCACAGTAAACTTAACTCTTCACAGTCGTTCGGCAAAGAGTGGTAGATAATGGCAGACTTCAATTCAACCGAGAATCAAGACTGGAACATAACGCTAGACCTCGGTATCATTGCCGAAGACCTAGCCAAAGACCCTGCGTTCATTGCCGCAATCTCTAAAGAGGTTCGCAATCAAATGACTAAAGACGTGCGCTGGATGGGCAACCTATTCGCTAAGTGGGCTTCTACAAACCCACCTGCAAAGCCGACTAGGAATCGTTCACAATGACGCTTGCTTCGCTTCCTACTCTGTTGGTAGAAATTGCGTTCAACCCTACGGACATTCAGAGCCTTACTCAAACTTGGACTGACGTAACGCCTTACGTTCTAAACCTAAATACCAAAGCAGGTCGCCAGCACTTTCTTGACCGCGTAGAAGCTGGAACGCTGAACATTAACGTCAGCAACCGCAACGGTTTCTTTCTCAACGGATCAGTCAACGGTACTGGTTATGTGATTCAACCTCGCATCCCTATTAGGGTGACTGCAACGTGGAGTGGCACACCCTACCCAATCTTTTTTGGAATCATTGACGACGTAGAAGAAAAGATTACTGACCAACTAAACAGCGACCTGTCTATTAGGGCAACCGACTTGATTAAGTTCTTGTCGCTTCGCTACATGGCCTCGTCTAACTTTTGGAATCAGTACGCCACAAGCGCAAGCGCAACCGACTGGTATCGCTTTACAGCTCCTACCTCTGTAGTTTGCACCAGCGCAGTTAACGCAAGTGGAACAGTTACTTATCAGGGCATTAACAACTTTTCAGTAGGCCAACAAGTATTTGTCAATAACTTTGGTGGCACTGGAACCTGCAACACATCTACTGGCCCAGGCACAGTATCTTCGGCATCAAGTTCTCAGTTTGTTCTTACCGGAATTGGTGGAACGTCTGGCGCTTCATCGGGAACTGGATCAGCGTACCTTGCCACCCTTTCTAATGGCATTGCATCAGCAAACACTGGATACGCCGGATACGGAGTTGTTACCTTCCCACCTAACGGTGCAATGGTTTACAGTAACGACGGATGCCTTGACTTAGGAAATGGACAGGGCGCAGCTTCGGGTGTTGCCGTTCTACCTGGTCACAC